AAGCCGTCGCTCGCCCAAGCTGCTCGCATAGCCTCACTAATTGATTGAGTAGTGTAATTAAAAGGCCTATGCCCTGCCACCGAGAGCGGTGTAAGTACACTGTGATAGGCCTTATTGAAATTTTCCACCATATCAGCCGTAAGAGGGGCCTCTAGCATTTCCATAATAGGATAAGTCTTATAAGCGATTTTAACGGCCTTATCGGCTGAATATCCAAGCGATACTAATTCATGTACCATTTTCTCGAATTGCTCGAGGATATTATCAAGCGTTTGGCTCGTCTGTTTCATCATCTACGCCCTCATCGCTATAGGCTTTGTCTTGCGCTGCCTCATCAGCTGCCGCCTGTGCCTCTTTAACGATCATATCTTTAGTTTCCTTTTCAAGGTTAGGCATGTAAGCGTCAATTACTTTCTTTAAGATTTCGCTGTCGAAAGTATCAGATTTAAACTCTAAATCTTTCGCCTGTTGGGCCTGTGTGAGGCTCTCAGATACATCATTTACCTTGAAATCACGAGGATAGTCGCAAAGGTACTCGATATTATCGCCACTCCATAGGCGATATAGCTCGATAATGTCATACTCTGCATTCTCGCAACGTACTGCAAAGGCTGCGAGATTTTGATTAGTACGCTCAAAGTCCCATTGTTTAGCAACGCCACTCTTAGCTTGCTGTACGCCGATAACGCTATCAATGCCACTCATGCGGTACATTTCATTGATGAGCTTATCAATTTGAGCCATAAGTACCTCGGCTGGGCCTTTATCTGGTGCAATAAAGCTCGGTGCCTTGCCTGCCTCTGCTGGATATGCGAGTAGGTTATCAGTACCGATAGTTACATCTTGTAAGCCGTTATTATCGACTGGCATAGTTAAGATACTGAATGTTTGATTATAAAGAATTTGAGAGAGTAGTGAGCATAGGTTATATACATGAGCATTCGTTTTGGCGATACTTAAATACTCTGGCGGTGGAAGAATATCACGCTTGCGTGCTGCTCTGCCGAACCATTGAACAATAGGAATGCGGCCGATGTTATGCTCGCCTTTCCCTACTATTTTATTGTCGCTATCGGTGATTTTCCACTCGCTAGGCGTCCATGTGTGATAGTGCGCCTTAATTGTGCCGTCGGCATTCTTTAAGTAGCTGGCATAAGTAAATAGTTTGAGCTTGCCGTTATCATCAAACTCATAATTTACTACATTCTTAGGCTCAACCGCTGTTAAGTACGGCATAGATCTATTGGCTAATGTTTCAGCCAAAGAGCTGCCGAACTCGCTCACATTATCAACCACAATATACATAACGCCATAGAGCTTGGCTGCTATTGCATTTTGCTCTATAAACTCCTGCAACGTAGTGCCTTGTCTGTCTACATCGTTAATGAACTCATCGAATAATACAGAGTTGCTATATTCTCGCTTAATTTCATCTTTAAAAATAGGGTCTACGCTCGCATTGAGAATAGGCCCTGTATAGTTGAGATAGTAAGCTATTTTTCTTCTAAAAGTGATTGACTGCGTACTCTCTCGAGTGTGTTCCGTTACTGCCGAGCCACTTGCGAACATGCCACTACCATAGTAGGCGTCATGCAGTAGCTCGTACTCCTCTAATCGAGGGTTATTATTAGTTGTTGCCATAGTTCCCCTTTACTAATTGATGTTAATTCTACCGCTGCGAACCTGCGGCGCATTGATTTTCTCTGCTATGCCTGTGAGTGCGTCTGGTGCGTCATCGTGTGCATTCTTGCCCTCTCGCTGGTATTTTGTTACATCAGCAGCGAATTGAGGCCACCTATCTCGCCAATTCTTAGGCATATATACATGGTTCATTATCCATGTAGCATTTGACTGAATGCGTGCTATCTTATTGCCGCTTTGGTGAAATGCGTTAATCGTGCATTTATTCGAGTTATATTTCTGTTTGAGTATATTCTGCACATTACGGCTAAACCCTCGGCCGCCGTTATTGCTTTCTATATCAGCCACATTTACGCCGTTTCTATGCAGCATGTCGGCTACTGCTGGCTCTGTGGTTTCCATAGCGTCCTTTGTGTAAACTACATCAAGCACATAGGCCTCATTGTCATATACGCCGTATGTGATACTAGCCAAGTAGTCGCTGCCAGTATCGGCGGTATCTGTATAATTCTTGATACATGAAAATAACACGTTACCTTTTTCGTCCTTTGGCAACGTGTCATATGTGAGTATTTGACTGTATAAACACCCTTTAAGGTCTATCGGTATTTGTTGATAGTTGGCGCTGGCAATATCCTCGCCCATAGCTCGAACCTTAGATAGATAAGAGGCTTTAGATAGCACCTCTTCGCAAAGCATTGAGCCGTCGTCTTGCAAGGCTTTCATAGTGATTACTTTGGCCTTGAATAACGTATCATCTTTGAAATGCTCGATTGCTCGCCCTGCTAAGTCATCGCTCGCCCAACGTGTCATGATAATAATAATCTTGCCGCCCTCTTCCAAGCGAGAAAGCATGGTATTAGTAAACCATTCCCAATGCTTTTCTTTCACGCTGGCATTGTAGGCCTCCTCGCTGTTCTTTATAATATCGTCAATGATCATGAGCGAACAGCCAAAGCCTGTAGCTGTACCAGTTGGCGAGGTTGCAAGGTATGAGTTAGTATAGCCCTCTAAGCTCCATAAGTGCGCCTGTGCGTCGCCTACAGCAACGCTTACAGTAGGGAATACATCGCTAAATACAGTTATATCCTCATCAGCCTTACTCTCTTGTATAGCGTTTCTAACCGATTTACTAAACATTTTCGAGAGCGTTTCATTGTATGAGCCTGTCATTACTTTGGCCGCTGGGTTATTACCAAATAACCATTGTACAAACAGCTGCGCCGTACGGCTCTTACCATGCCGAGGCTATGGGGGCAGGTTCATTATAAGCACGTTGTAATCATCATCTTTGATAAAGCTCTCTAGCTCGTCGCATAAATCAACTAAGTACTTACGGCTTTTCTTATAAAAGTCGCCTGCCTTTTGATTGCAATAATAAAAAAACTCACGCCGAGCGAGTTCCCTTTTAGCTAGTTGTATGATTTTCTCTTTGTTATCTCGAACCTGCACACCCTCACCCCCCCTTTCATATCTATATACAGATTGAGCTTATTCCTCACCAATGAGCTTTTTAATATCAGCCGTATCTATTCCCTCGAATGGGTTTTTTACCTCGACGGCTGCGTCGATATTCTTAGTATCTCGCCATTTAGCAGGCTGTCTATTTTTAAGCCAGAATATTAATGATGTAGAGTTCGGCGCTACGTCTTTGGTTGTACGTTTAACCTCTACAATTTCACTTTCGCCTGTTTCTGGGTTATAGATACGCTCTTTTACTACCTCGTCGAACTTATAGCCCATAGCGCTTTTTAATAGAGCATTCTCTACAATTCTATCGACTACCTCTTTACCACTTTTTATGGCCTCAGTAAATTGAGGGTATTTCTTTTTCCAATCATATAAAGTTGTAGTTGTAATGCCGATATTATGCGCTATCTGCTCATCTGTGAGGCCGTCTCTAGCCCAACCCTCTAGCAAAATAAGCTTATCAGCCTCTAGCCATTCTTTATATAAGCCTTTGCGGCCTGCATTACTCTTTCTCTTTGGTTGCGCTTTTGTCGCCACGATCTCACCTCTTTTTATGTGTAAAAACAAAAACACCTCGAACAGAGTACCCTAATCTCTGCCGAGGTGTTCTTGCGATGTCAGTATGTCTATAAGAAAGGAGGATAAAATGAAACGTAAACTTAATAGTTCAAGCACCTTTTACCACTATCATAATAGCACACTCTAATAGTACTGAATATGACAGTTTTTTGACATTTTATAAGGCGTAAGCGCCAAATAAATAGATACTTAAATCGTCTATCCCTTTATCGAGCCACCTATAGACATTTCGCTCTACTGTGTTATGCTTTTCTGCGATTTCTGCGATTGTTAAGTCATTGATGTATCTATCTATCACGCACTCGCAATAGTGTTTATTGTTGTTAATGCAGTTAGTTCGGTATACATCGAGCATTTTGTCTATATGTTCAATAATGAGCTCTGTACGCCGTTTACTTGCTAAAATGGTTTCAATCTGCAATAACCCTCTGCGATTAAAAACCTCATACAATACTGTTTGTAAGTCGCTAGGTGTCAAGGTATCCTCTGCCTTTGCAATAGCACTCTTACAATGTGCTTTCATGGCTGTATAGCCCTCGAGTAGCGTTGTAGTGTTCTTATAGGCTCTTTCGTTTTTCTTTGCGAGCATATCCTCGTTACGCCGATTAAATTCGGTTAAGGCTGTTTGTGCTGCTGTTTCTGCTGCAATTTTAACAATAGCCTCTACCTCTGACTCTGTAAAAGTACGCCCCTTACATTCCATTCAATCACCCCCATATATAACGCACGCCAGCAGCTAATAATAAAAGCATGCCTAATGCAATTAGAATACTAAACACGATAGAGCTTATGAATACCACCCATGTAATAAGGTTAAGGCGTTTCTCGTGATCATTGTTATATTGCTTTTCCAAGTTTTACCGCCTTTCCATTTACTACCTTGTAAATAATTTCATCGTCAAAATATACGCCGTTCGGTATGCGATTATTTCTTATGAGCCATTGTCTTATGAGTTTATCGAGAGCATTGTCAAACTCCTCTATCTCATCTG